ATGCATGAACTGACGGAGCACGATGTGCCGCTCAGCTTCTCGAAGATGCAGAACTGCATTGTTAGAGCCAACGAACTAATGGCAGCGTACAACGATGCCCGAACCACACTCTCGCGCCCGCTGTCGGACTATGCGGACCGCATGGCTAAGATAGCCGAAACGGCGAATGAGATAGCGCGATCATTCACCGTGAACGGCCGCTAACGCATCCGATCGGCGGCGATCACGCAGTTTGATCACTGTGTCCACCTTGTTTTGTGCCGCATCGGCCATCTGCCGGCGGTCGGCCTGGCGGCGGTAGATCTTGGCGGCGCGGTCGGTGGCGTGCTCCAGTTGGGACATGATTTCGGCGTCGGTGGCGCCGGCGAGGGCCAGCTCGACGCCGCGGGCGTGACGGAGGCCGTGGATCGTCAGGTTGGGGCGAACCTGGTTCGTCTTGGCGAGGTGGTCGAGGAGGCGATCGACGGCCTGGTTGAGCTGGCGCGGCTTCCACGGATCGCCCCGCTGGTTGTAGGCGATAGTCAGGGCGCGGTTCGGGGTTGAGGCCAGCAGCGCCGTCAGGCGGCCGTCCTCGCGCTTGTCGGCCAGCACCCGGCGCTTCTCCGTGATCCAGTAGAGCCGTTTGTACGCCCTGCCCTGCTCGTCGTGCGCGTCCAGGCGGGCGTTGCGCGGCAGGCTGCAGATCGTCCCGCGGCGGAAGCCGCCCCAGCGGCCGAGCGCGATCGCGCGGGCCAGGCCGGGCATCTTGCGCGACAGGGCCAGATCGATGACCGCCTGGACCTCATGATCCTCCCACGACGGATGCGCCTCGTCGGTGTCGTGCGGGCGGCGGACCTTCTTCAGTCGGGCGAACGGATCTTCCTTGACGCGGCCGTCATCGATGGCGGGCTCGAGGGCGTTCTTCAGGACCTGCAGGCGATCGTTGGCGGCCTTGTAGCCGCGCACGGCCCAAGCATCGCGCATGTCCCGCATCCAGGGCGCGGTGACCTCGCCCAGCAGGGTGTCGCCGGCGTCGGCCTCGATCTCGTCTATCAGGCGCTGGTACTCGCGCTGGGTCGATCGCGCGAGGGCGAGGAACTCGGCCGACTTGTTGTACTGCTTGAGCATGGCGCCGACCGTGCCGGGGCGCGGCGTCTTCGCCTGGATGGCCTGCTGGATCCGCCGAAGGATGGCGTCGACTTCGGCGCGCAGCTCCTCGGTGTTGTCGGGCGACAGTAGCGGTCCCTCGCGGAAATCGCCGCGTCGGAAGTAGAGATCTATGCGCCCGTTCGCGCGCTTGATCCGTTGGACGAAGGGGATTTTCTCCACGTCGATCTTCCTTTGCCGCTCAGACCGAGGGCGCGTTTGCGAGCCCTTTCCACGGCGGCGGAGGGGCGGGTGTCAGGTTCGTCAGCCAGATCGCCGGCAGCGGCGTCGGCTTCGGACGCAGGAGGCTGACTCTCGTGACCGTCACCCTGCAAGGCCTTGGGCAGGCGGGGCGGGAGGCTGGCCGCCCAGGCGTCGATTTCGGGGCGGCTGTAGCGCAGGACGTTGGCGCCGAGATCCAGCGGGGCCACGGGCAGGACCTTGGCTAACGTCGGCCAGGAAAGGCCGCCGAGGTAGGCGCACACTTGCTCGCGCGACAGCAGGAGCGGCCATGCGGGAAGGTCAGCCGCTGATCTCGGGCCTACCATCACTTCTGCCTCCGTGCGGCCATCCGCCCGAGGTGATCCCCATCGCGCCATTTGAAGCAGTTGGCGCAAACTAACCCTGTGATCCGCTCATTCAGCGACACGAACCGGGAGCGCCGCCAGCGGTGCAGTCCGAGAAAGCACCTCACGTTCACGACGCACCGCCTCCCTGTTCGGCCTGTCGGGGCTTCCTCGGGGTAGCGAGGGCGGGACGCTTCGCCCAAGCGATAATTTTGGCGTCCCATCGCTCTGCCCCGAAAAGCGGCCTGATGCCTTCCCACGGAACGGACGCTCTGCTGTTATCGAGGTAGTGGCCCATGCGCACATCGCCATCGGCGTAGGCGATCAAGAACGGCTCGCTTTTCGGGCACGTTGTCAGATCATAGACCCATTGCACCGACCCCCGTTCCTCGCGCACAGGGGTGGCGGTAAGTGCGATGTGGAGAATGCGCTCGGCGCAATAAACGGCTGCCAGCGCCTCGGTGCCGGGATCGCTCAGCTCGCCGATCAGGTTGTTACAAACGTCGATCAGGCGGCGGTACTCCTCAGCCGGCACGGACACTATTCCGATAGGGCGGGTCATCAGTAGTCTCCGACGGAAGTGACGACGGCGTCCTCGTCGAGGATGATCCTGGTGCCAGCGGCGTAGTAGGCCCGTATTTTGTCGCCCAGGCTCCAGCTGCGGCCGATGTGCTCGGTATCCTTGAGGTCGCGCTTGTCGATCCGCGCACTGCTGATCGTGCCGTCCTTGCTGAGCAGAAGGCTGTGACGGCACTGGTATTTGTCACGGTCGCTGTGGTGCTGCTCTTCATCCAGATAGAGCCATGTCGAGCCATATTCGTTGTGCTCGACGATGACGGTGATGACGTCGCCGTAGCCGTCGCCGCCTAGCTGGCCCTTGATCATCTCTTCGGCGATCGCCGACAGTCTGATTTCGGCGGGTGCGATGTTCAGAAGGTCGCGGATGTCCTCGGCCAGACGGGCATCGATCAGGGCTCCCGCGTGGTCCTTGACCTGCTTCTCGATCATGCCGGTGACCAGCAGGCCGTAGGACGGCAGGTTGAGGTCGTTGACCTTAAGGCTGGCCTCGACCGCCTCCTTGATCTGCTTTCCGATGTCACTGTAGCTGCGAAGGGCGGCGTCCACCGCCTCGACCACCAGTTTCTCGACGCGAGTGGCCACCTGCGCCTTGACGAAATCGGGCGTCATGGTTTCGGCCACGGCCCTGTTGATCAGGTCGATGGTGTCGGTCATGCGGGATATCCATCGTGGAGTTGGCCATCGAGCAGGCGTCCAGCGGCGCGCTTGCCGGCGCGATAAAGGGTGGGTTCGTCGTCGATGTACATGCCCTCGGCCGACGCCGGGGTCAGGGTCTGGTAATTCCAGGCGTCGTTGAACCAGTCGGCCGTCTCGACGGTGCGGCCGATCGTGTTCTGGGCGTTCTCGCCCGGGGTCCAGTCGCCCCATTGCTTGAACAGGAATGGGACGCCAGCGTCGGCGCACTGGTCGCGGAGATCGCGCGCCCAGCCCGGATGCATGGGGCGCGATCCGGCGCCGCTCTCGCCGCCGACGACCACCCAGTCGAGGCCGGGGGTGTCAATGCAGAGGTCGATGGATTCGGTGTACTGAGCTGCCTGCAGTTGCGCGGAGAAAGAGCGCAGAACGTTTCGTGGGTCGCTGAAGCCGTCATCAATGGCTGTCAGGTCCAGCGGACCGATCAGCGGCTCGGCCGATACCCAGCGGATGGCGGCGGGCGTCTCCAGCAATACGGGAATCCGCTCATTGGCCCGGGTCTGATCTTCTGCGCTAACCCCCATCCAGACGTTCGGCAGGGGCAGTGGGATGAACCGGTCCGCTTGCGTCGCCTTCTCGCCGGCATGGACGAAGGCGCGGAGCGCCTTGCTGAGGCGTTCAGCCGTGAAGGCCAGCAGATAGTCGTGCATCCGTTTCGGCCGCTTTGTGAGGACCTGGAAGACGTGTTGCGGCGCCAACGCCATGACGGCGAAGATCTGGTCCAGCTGGTCGTCGGTAACCCCTTCGTGGAAGAGGTCGCCATGGGCGCAAACGAAGACTTTGCGCGGCTTGGTCCAGCGCAGGGGCTGGGTAAGCCAGCCAGTGTTGAACCGCACCTGACCGTTCCAGACAGGGCCAGCCTTGCTGTCTGTCGTCAGGCCGTTACGCGATGGGTGGTCCCGCAGCCGCGTTCCGGCCAGCTTCATCGCGTAGCAGTTGGTGCAGCCGGGTGAGACGATGGCGCAGCCCGTCACGACGTTCCACGTCGCGTCGGTCCATTCGATGTGGGTTTTGTCCGCCATCATGCGGCCTCCGCGTGGGCGGTCTGGTCGGCCGCCGCGCGATTGCGGCGCAGGGCGGCGCGGAGGGTTTCGAGGCCGCCGTCGTCGAGGAAGGCGAAGCCGAGGAAGCGGTCGCGGTCGTTGCCTTCGTTCATGGTCCAGATCTCGACGCCGCGGGTCGCCTCGGCGCGGCCGGCGATCTCCATGTCCTCGACCTCGTTGAGATCCAGCGGCGCCGCGCCGCGCGCGCGGTGGATGGCGCGGGCCAAGGCGTTGAGGTCGGGGAAGGCCCTGATCTGGGCGCCGGCGTTCAGGCTGGGCAGCAGGGCGTAGCGGGTGTCGGACGACATGGCGGGTCCTTTGCGGAAGCGGATGGGGGCGGCGCGGTGGCCGTGGGCGCCCAGCAGGGCGGCGTCGATGAAGGGGCGGGCCATCAGGCGGCGTCCTCGTCTTCGTCGGCTTCTTGGTCGCCTTCGGGGTTGAGGTGCGCCTCAGCGATGATCTGGGCGGCGTCGCGATCCCAGTGGAAGCCCTCGTCGCCGAACTGCACCCCGTTCTCTTCCAGGAACTCTTCGAGCAGGCGCCCGGCGGTATCGACGGCGTCGAGCTGGTCGATGCTTGCGTCGATTGAGAGGGCGTCGGCTATCGCGACGACGAAGGCGTCTTGGTCCAGGTCGCCTTCATCATGCTCTGAAGGGGCGGGAGGCGTAGGCGTGACGAGGCCGGCCGACGTGTTGGCGGCCACCACGATCATCTGATTGATCGCGAGATCCTGATCCGTGGGGCGGGCATAAAAGTTCGGCTGTTTTACCGTTGCCCCGTTGGCCGCGACGATGACGCCAGACGGCAGCGCCTGCCAAGGCAGGGGGCGATCAAGATCGCTGGCGATGCTGATCACCTCATCGGGCGGCCCGGCTTCGGCTCGCTCCTGGGCTGCGGCGAGCAAGCGCAGGTGACGCTGTCGCGCCTCGGCCCAGATCGCGGCGCGGGCGGCGAGGGCGGCCGCGCGGTCGCGGTTCTCCTTGTCCTGCCTCTCGGACTCGAGGCGGGCCGCCTCGACAAGAGCTGCGCCTTCGTCCGTCAGCTCGCCAGGGTCCCCAAGCCAAGGCGTGCCGAGCGCGGGCGATTCGTCGTCCCAGGCCGGGGCGTTACCGCCTAAGACCTTGGCCTGGGCTTCGCGAAGCATTGCGAAACGCGCCTCGGTTCCCTCGTGGAGCCCTTTCGGGAGGCTGGGCGTGCACCAATCCGCGCCGTGAGGGGCGCTATAGGCGCGCTTGACCGTGAAGCGGCCCAGTCCCGAACCATGTCGCTTGATGTCCGAGAACTCCAGGACGCCCATGTCTTGCAAGCGCTGGGCCTCAGGCGTCTCGCGGGCAGCGGGCGACACGACGACCTCATTCCAGAGGTTGCCATGGTCGGTCATCTCGTAGGCGGCGAAGAAGGTCTCAACGACAGCCAGCCATTCGGCGGGCGACAGATCGACGGGCGCAGGTTCGTCCGCCTTTTTAGCCAGCTTCTGGCGCGCCTCGCGGACCGACAGGTGACGGGGGTCATCCTTCGACAGAGACATGCGTTGCTGGTCGGCCTCGTCCAGCTGGAGGAAGCGGCGGTGCTGCTGGACATGCTCGGGCGTGCAGGAGACGCGGTCGGCGATCTCCTTGTTGGACAGGCCCGCCTCGGCCAGGGCCTCGAAAGCCTGGGCCTTCTCCAGCGGATTGAGGTTGCGGCGCTGGAGGTTCTCGGCCAGGGCGGCGAGCCGGTGCCCGAGGTCGTCGGTTTCCAGCAGGCGGCAGGGAATGGGGGTGTCGACCTCCCAGTCGCCGTCGGTGATGGCTTCCCCGATGGCGCGCCAGCGGCGTTCACCCCCGACGAGGGTATAGAGGGGGGCGTAATCGCCCTGCCTGTCCGCGATGCGCACGCCGCCGATGTCAGCTTCCGGCCCGCGCACGACGAGGTTCTGCAGCAGGCCGTTCTGGAGGATGTCCTGGCGCAGGGCGTCCAGTTCATCGCGCGCTTCGTCGCTGTCCCAGTCGCGGCGGGCGTTGGCGGGGTCGGGCAGGATCTGGGCGTGGGTCAGGAAGAGGACGCCGCCGGTCCGGTCGGCGGACGCGCCCGGGTCTGCGTCCTGCCCGGCCGCACCGCCCTCGGCCCGCTCGATCATGGCCAGCTGGGCGAGCCCGTCGCTGGTCAGGCCGTGCGCGAGCGGATTGAAGGCGGCCAGTCCTTCCGCCTCCAGTTTGTCCAGCGTCTTGGCGAGGTTGGACCGGTCGCGGCTCAGGTGGTTGGCCAGGGCCGGGACGTTATCCCAGCCGCCGTCGGGGCGGTCGCGCAGGGCGCGCAGAACGGCGGCGTTCTGGACGGCCAGAAGATTGAGAGCGGTGCTCATGATCAGCGTTTCCGGGTGGGGATGGACAGGACGGCGAGCGCCCCGGCGACGAGGAAGAAGAGGTGGACGCCGTTCACGACGGCAGCCCAGCCAGCAGGACCCACGGCCCGAGCCCGAGGAGCAGGGCGGCGGCGATGGCGGGGGCATTGAAGCGTGGACGACGGCGCGCGGCCTGGGCGCGACGAACCTGGTTCGCGGCGGCTTCGAGACCCGCGAGGGCGTCGGCCAGGGCGGCGTCGGCGCGGCCGGCGTCTTTCGTCTCGAAGGCGTCAGCGATCGAGAGGCAGTCGATGACGCCGCCGGCGTAACTGCGGGCCGCGATAATCGGGAACTCTTGGGGATTGGGCATGGGACACGCTCCGCGAAAGAGGGTGTCCGCACCGGCGCCGGAGGGGGGAAACGGCGACGTCTCTGGAGGTCGGGTTCAGACGCTCGACCGATGCGGACGAGCAGACCCTAATGGGGGAAGTTTCCCCCTGTCAATATAGATGGGGGATATTTCCCCCATTAGTCAGAAGCGCGTTATCTTCGCTAGGAGAAGGCCAGTGACCTGAACAGTCGCCTCACCATCACCCTCATCGATCAATCGAATAGGCTCTTGCCACTTCGGATTCGAGGAGCGTGGCCAGAGCGTCATGCGCCCATCGTCGGCCACCTCAACCTCCTTGAGCGTGATTTCTCGGAGAGCTCCGCCAGCTCGATAACGCGTGACCTCGACGATCATCCCCGTGTTGAGGTTCACGCCGCTGCCGATCAGCTCCACGATGTGCGCGATATCCCCTGGGAAGATGTTTCGCGCGTTCATAGAGTCGCCCTCGACCTCCCGAAGCCATTGACGCGCTTGGGGGTAACGGCGGTCAAGTGCAGCGGAGAGCATCTCGGGCTCAGATTGCGAGAGATCGTCAATCTCCAGCCACGCCCCGGCTTGCACCTTACCCAAGAGTGGCAGAGCCGTGATTGCGTGGCGCGGGGTTGGTGCATCCTTGTCTTCGATCAGCAACTCTTCGAGAGGCACATCAAAATGGGCAGCGATCCGGGGAAGGGTGTCGCCGCGAGCGTTTCGACTCTTTCCAGAAAGGATGTCGCGCAAGAGCGTATCTCCCCCGCCGATCTCCCGGCTCACAGCCCTAGCCGTGGTGCCACGCTCTTTGATGAGCTCCCGAATACGTTCGCGATTGATGGAAGACATGGTCCCTATTGTGCCCGGGCAGGGGTAAAGGCCCGAGGGGGAACTTCCCCTTGACGATGGGGGGAAACTTCCCCCATTCCATGCAGTCATGTCGATCCATGACTTCATCAAACGCTGCGACGCATTCTGTGACGCCACGGGTCAGTCTCGGACCTGGCTCTCCAAGAAGTTGTTCAGCGACACCTTCAAGATTGAGAACCTCGCCGCAGGCGCCGTGGACATTGGAGTTCGCCGTCTCGGCAAGGCTTGCGTCGATCTCGAGTTGCTTGAACGGCCCCGTGGGGAATTGGCTGTGCTCCATGCTGGGATCGTGCCCGGTAGTGCCGAGCTTGGCGCCGAGAATCCAGAGCAGAACGTCTCGCGAACGGACAAACCCGGTTCGTCAGCGGCCGCGGCCGCCCTCCCCGACGCCGCGCCGGCGCATGCGATCGCCCAGACTGGTCCCGTTCAAGGTGCAACGGGCGACGACCCGGTCGTAGGAACGTCGCCCGGCGGTGCAGCTGACGCGGCGACGCATGGCGATGTCAATCAGGGCGTCGCGGGCGGCGCGTCCGCCGGGCTCGGAGAGTTCGGGGGCGTAGAAGTCCGCCAGGCGGACCTCGACCCAGCCGTCGCCACCCCGGCCCGGAATGGTCTCGACGCACAGGCTGTCGCCGTCGCCGACATAGACGACGGGGCCGGCGAAGGCGCGTCCCGGCGCGAGTTCAGGCGGCATGGGGCCGCGGTCGGGAATGCGTTTGCACGGATCAGCCAAGACGGGCGTGGCGAACAGGACGGCGGCGGCGGTCAGGGCGATTCGGAGCATGGCGTCAGCCTAGCCGCTGAATCCTGTCGCGGGGCGTCGGCATGACGCGCCGCACGAAGGTCTATCCCGCCACGGGCGCGGCCGATCTGGCGGCCTATGACGACCTGCCGCCTGCGGTGAGGGCGAAGGTTCGCGCAGCGGACGCCCCCGTGGCGGCCATCCCCCTGCGTCGCTTCTGGACGGCCGAGCCCGGCGCGCGCGGCGCGGCGCGCGAGGCGGCCCTGCTGCGCGCGCTCGATCTCAAGTTTCCGGAGGTGGCGGCATGAGCCCGCGAAGAAACTGGTTGAAGTTGCGGACGCGGATGCTGATCCGGGCCTGTGGCGGGTTGGAGGAGGCCTCGGCGGCCTGTGCCGCCGAGTGCCGGTCGTACTCGGACAAACAGCTGTCGCGGTGCCAGAACCCGCGCGCGCCCGACCTGCTGCCCATCGATATCGTCGACTGTCTGGAGGCCTATTGCGGGCAGCACCTGATCACGCGCGCGATCGTGGACAGCAGCGTCCACACCGGCACCTCGGGCGAGCTGCGGGATCAGTCGTGTGAGGTGACGGAGGCGGCGGCAGACCTGCAGCGGGACGTGCGCGCGGCCGTGGCCGACGATGAGGTGACGCCGGAGGAGGCGGCCGCGCTGCTGGACGCCCTGCAGCACATCAAGAGCCTGGCGGCCGACATCGAGGCCAGTCTGCACCCCCTGACGAAGCGGGGTGTGGCGTGACGCGGGCCGAGGACGTGAGCGCGGCCTTCGTGGCCGGGAAGCGCCGGATGGGGGCCGGCTGGGGCGCGATCGCGCGCATGACCGGCGCGCCAGAGCGGGACCTGCGGCGGCTGTATGACGACAGCTGGTGCGATCCCAGCCTGAGGACGGCGGAGGAGTTGTCGCCGAGGGATCAGGTGCGGGCGGGCCTGCGGCGCGCGGGCTTTGCGCAGCAGGACGCCGAGATCCTGGCCCGGCTGTGGCACGCAAACGGGTCGAGGCTGCCCAGCAAGGTGCTGGCGGCGGGGATCGCCGGCGGCGGCGCCACCTATGACGTGGTCCGGGCCGCCAAGATCGTCGCGGAACAGCGCGGCGTCCGGTTCGCCAATACGGCGCAGGGGTTCGCCCTGGCCCCCGAAGGCGTGGCCGCCATCGCCGCCTTTGCCGGCGCAGCGTTCAAGGGCGGCAGGCCATGACGGGCGGATGGAACGGGCGAAAGCCGGGGGTCCGCGCGGCGAGCGTCAACACGCGGGCGCAGTGGCGGGACCTGCTGAGCCTGGCCGGCCAGTGCGCCGCCGATGCGGACCGGGGCGATGACGGCGAGGCGGCCCAGCTGAGGCGGGCCAGTCTGGCCAACCGGATCAACACGGCGACCGCCGCCCTGTTCGAGCGTGAAGCCGGGGCGGCGACGGCGGACGCGGCCAAGGCCTTCATCCGCGTGACGCGGGCGTTCGCGCGGCGCGAGACCGCGCAGGCCCTGCGCCACGACATGGCGAACATGGTCAGCGACGCGGCGGCCTTTCTGGACCTGCGCCTGACCCAGATGGCGACCGACGATTTCAACCGCGCCCATGCCGGGCGCCCGGAGGTGTGGCGATGACGACGACGATTACGGCGGAGCGGGCAGCGCGGGCGCTGGTGACGTCGAGCCGGTTGGCGGGCATCGACCCGTTGACAGTGTTCGCGCCCGAGCATGAGTTCGTGAGGGTCCACGCGGCCACGGCCTTTCCTTGTCTGCGGCCTTCGCAGATCTCGATGCTGACGCGCGTGTTCCGGCTGCGACATCCCGACTGCAACTGCTGCACGACCTCAGGTGCAGCATGAGCGCCGAGGTCATCCATTTCCCCGCCAAGAGGCCCGAGCCGCCGAAGCATTTGAAGGAGGGCGACCTGCTGGTCACCTGTTTCAACGCAACGATGGGCCTGTGGTGCGCCTGGCCGGTGGCCGCGGTCGACGACGACGGCGTGCCGATGGGCGTTCGCCTGATGAGCGGCAAGGTGCTGGCGGCGGATCGCGTCAGCTGTCGGCCCGAGGCGTACGGCTTTCGCCGGGGCGACCACGGAGACGGGTGTTTCGAGCGGCTGGCCTGGCGCACCTGGCCGTCGTCGGACGCGGCGCTGGAAGCGTTCGGAGGGCCGTGCTGATGGCGGGCTCCGAAGCGGAAGAGCGTATTCGCACGAAGGTCGCGGCGGAGTTGCGGCGTCGCTACCCCGAGGCGCGCATTGTTCACGAACTGGTCCTTTCCACCGGCGTCTCGCGGCTGGACGTGGCGGCGGTGATGCCTGAGGCGCTCATTGTCGCCGAGATCAAATCCGAGCGGGACACGCTTTCGCGGCTGCCGGCGCAGATCGCGATGGCGCATGAGATCGCAGACGCGACCTGGGTCGTTGTGGCCGAGAAGCACAGGGCCGCGCTGACGCATATGGGGGAGGCGTACAGCATGGGGCCGGAACGGCCTCGCAAACCGCCACTGACTGGGATGTGGCGCGAGCACTGGCAGAACCCGGACTACCTGCCCGGGCTGGATCGATGCTGGCGGCTGATCGAGGCGGATGACGGATTCGATATCGCGCATCCCGCGCATTGGCATCGGCACATCACCGATCCGCGCGCCGTCTTCGACGTGCTTTGGGCTCAAGAGCGAAGGGATGCCATCGCCCGATATGGCGCGCCCGTCTCGAAAAGCGCGACCTGCGCTCATACGCACGCATGGGCCGTCGAGAACATGAGCGGCGCGCAGATCAGACGTGAGGTCTGTCGCGCTTTGCGATCGCGGTCATTCGCGCGAGCTGACCCTCCGATGGGGAGCGAATCTTGACCGGCGCGGCCGCACGTCGCGCGACGATGGCCAGTCGCGTCGAAGATCCGCAGAGCCTTGACTACTTCCCGTCGCCGCCCTGGTGGGGGCGGGCGCTGGGCGAGGCGCTGGAGCGGCTGGGCCTTCCTCTGGCCTTGCACGGCTGGCCGTGCGCGGTGGAGGAGCCGGCGGCAGGCGAAGGCCATCTGGCCCACGGTCTGGCCGATGTGTTCGACGATGTGTGGGCGTCGGACGTGTTTCCCTATCCGCCCCGGCCGGGCGCGGTTCCCGTCGTCGTGCAGGACTATCTGCATCCGGGGCGGGCGCCGTCGACGCCTGCGCCTTGGCAGCCGTGTTCGGCGGGCTGGACCGCGACGAATCCTCCGTTCGGCGACCTGACGGAACCGTTCATCCGGCGCGCCTATGGGCGAGCGAAGGTCGGGGCGGCGATGCTGCTGCAACTGCGGCTGCTGGAAGGAAAGGGGCGGCATCAGCTGTTCCGGGAGTGCGGCCTGTACGCGACCGTGGTCCTGCCCCGCAAAGGGTCAGGGGTGCGCAAGGGCGTGTGGGAGCCGGGGCAATCCACGGCGACGGCCTATGCGTGGTTCATCTTCGTCAAGCCGGGGATCGTGCCCGGCTGGCAAGGCTTTGACGGCGAGGCGCGTCAGCTGTGGATGGACCCCGAGGCGGCCGCCCGGCTGACCCGGCCCAGCGACATGGCCTTCGCGGGATTGGGAGCACTGGCATGAGCCGGGTCGCCCTGCCGCAGGACGAGGCGGACTTATTGAAGCGGGTCCTGTGCGAGATGCCGGAGGTCAACCTATGGAACCCCGGACCCCGTCATCCATGGTTGCCGCTGGCGCAAGAACTGGCGCGTCGGGGTTTCGTGGCTTTAACGCCCGACAGGTTCGGCGGGGCCGAGGTGACGGTGACGGCGACCGGAGCGCGCGCCCTGATCGAGGCCGGCGTCATCAAAGCCCGCGAGCTGGCGGGCGGTGCGGACCGGCTGCTGCGCGTGCTGATCAACTACCGTGCCGGGTATGAGGCCGGGCGCACCGACCCCAGTCTGGGCGATCTGTCCTGGGGCGCGATTCGCGACAGTCCCCACAACCGCGCGGCCCTGAGCGTCCTAAAGCGGCGCGGCCTGATCGAGGAGCGGTCGAAAACGGCGCAGGAGATCGAGCATCTGGCCGGATGCCGGTTCGTGCGGGCAACCGACGCGGGGATGCGGGCATGACGGGCGATCTGTTCGGACATGATCCGCCGAAGCGTGAGTTCGCAGGCGGTCAGGTGGCGCTGGCGATGGTGCTGCACGGCGAGACATCGTCGGCCTGGCTGTTGGCCGAGGGGATGGACCGGCGCGAGGCGCGCTGGGTTCCGAAGAGCGAGTGCCGTCGCGGCGAAGGCCGGGACGAGAACGTCTGGACGCTGCCGACGTGGATGGCGCGCGACCGGGGGTGGATGTGATTCAAGCTTTGGGGGTGCGGCCATGCAGGCGGCGCTGAATATCCTGAGAGAGCAGAGGCGGGCCGTGCTGGACGTGCACCGGCAGTTGCTGCGCGATCATGCGTTGGAGGCCGAGGACCCAGCCCACCGCCGTCAGCTGCTGGCCCAGACGCTGACCGAGCAGCGCGAACTGTCTGTGGCGCTGAGCCTGATCGAGCGGGTCATGGACGGACGGCTGGTCGAGATCGCGGGCGAGCCGCGGCCGGCGCCGATCGGGGCGTGGGCCGAGACGACGCCGGGGCGGCTGGTATCGCGCGAGGCGGGGGCATGAGCGACGTAGCCGTGACCTGGGCCAAGGCGCAGGAATGCCGGGACGCCAAGGGCAATCGCGACCGCAACGCCAAGGACGTGCTGAAGACCATCGCCGCATGGGCCGACGCCCAGGGCGAGGTGTGGGCCGCCGTGCCGGTTCTGGCGCTGGAGTGCGAGGTGTCGGAGCGGACGGTTCAGCGTGGCCTGCGCGCCCTGAAGGGCATGGGCCTGCTGATCGAGACGGGCGAGAAGAAGGTCTATCTGGGCCGGGTCTATCCCATCTATCGCATGCCCCTGGAGACGGGTCACGCCAGCACGATCCGACGCCTGAGGGCCGAGCGGGAAGCAGAGGCTTGGGGTGACACGGGCGTCACCCCAAGGGCGAGCGATGGGGTGACACCGGCGTCACCCCATGACGACACGGGTGTCACCCCGCGGGGTGACACGGGCGTCACCCAAATAGGGAAGGAAATTACTCAAGGGTTGAAACCCTCATCGCAGGCGCGCGCGTGTGCAGCCGCATGCGAGGCCTGGGCGACCAAGGCCCCCGAACGGGTCGCCCCTCGGCCGGTGGAACGGGCGTGGCTGACCGCCGTGGAGCGATCCGGGCTGGGCGGCGAGCAGCTGCTGTCGGCGGTGCTGGCCGCCGTGGGCCGTGATCCGGACTTTGGGCGCGGCAAGGCGATGAACCTGGACCGCTGGCTGGATGAAGGCCGGTACGAGGCGTGGCTGTCGAGCGAGCCGGTTGCGGCTCCCGCTGCCGGCTCTGCGATCTGGGCCGGACCTGCGGAAGTGGCGACGACCGTAGCGGCCGCCATGGGGCCGGCGGCTGTGGCCAGCTACCTGAACCGAGCAGGCTGGGACGGCGGGCGCAGCGTCATCATCGCCGCCACGACGGTCGCGGCGGAACGGTTGCGCGACGGGGCGGGATCGGCGTTGCGGGCTATCGGGGTCCGCGTTGAACACGGGATCAGCGGGAGCGCTCAGCATGGCTAGGGCAGTGAGCGCAGCGGCCAAGATGCTGGCGGTCGCAGCGGGCGAGGTCGGGGCGCGGAAGGCCAGCCGGGCTGCGCCAGACCGGATCGTGGTCAATGGGCAAACCCTCAACCGGGTGCAGGCCGAGGCGCTGGAGCGGGCGGCGATCCTGGCCAAGGGCTCGATCGAAGATCGGCGGCAGGCGGCGGCTATGGTCCGCCGCGTCGAGCGTCAGCTGTCGGCCGCGCGTGAGGCGGCTGCGGTCGCCGCCGGCATCGTCGAGACCGTGCAGGCGCTGGGCGGAAGCGAGGCGGGCGTCGCGGTGGAGGTTGTCGAGACGGCCAGCTTCGTGCGGGACACGCACGGCGCCGTGCTGCGCCACCAGGGCGAGCCGGTGCTGAAGGTCGAGACCGCGACCCGCGCGAAGCGGGTGGACGGCCTAGAAAGCCTGCTGAAGTCCGGCGCGCTGGACGCGCATGACTATGAAGCCGGGCTGCTGTACCGGCGGATGGTGGCCAAGGCGCAGGCGTCGGTCGGGTCCAGCCTGAACGAGCGATCGGCTGCGCCGCGCATGAACAGCGACGGGGCCGTGTGGTCCGCCCTGGAGCGTGGCTATGCGGCGCTGAGGCTGAGACTGGTGAAGGCGGCCATCGGGGATGAACGGTCGATGGCGGTGCTGGACGCCGTGGCCGGGCGCGGGATCACGATCAGGACGCTGGGCGGCGGCGGCGATGTGCGGGCCGCGAACGTGCGTCGCCTGGTGCGGGCTTTGCGCGCGGCCGGGCCGCTGCTACGGACCACGGATGCGCAGTTGAAGAAGGCGCTTGCGAATCAGGGCCGCTAAGGGCATCTGATTCAGCACATTCAGAAATGCGGCTTGAGCCCGCCAGACACCTGTCTCGGCGGGCTTGGCGTATCTGGACCTCTTCCCGCATCTGATCACCCTGGGCCGGCTCCGAGCGCGGCAGGGACACCACGGCGGGCCTTACGCTGAGAAAGCAACGGCGATGCGGGCGGCTCGCGTAACGGTCGGCGCCAACTGACTGAGCCGATCTTCACCGGAAGGCCTGTCACACTCGGGCAAGTTCACATGGCGAAGTTGAAGGGGCCGCCGCCGCTGATCGGCGCACCGCGCTCCAAGGTCGGCTGGGCGGCAGACGAGCCGGTCCGCAGCGATGCGCGCTCCAGCGGGGCTGCATGGCGCGCCTGGTACAAGACGGCGCGATGGCGCGCGCTGCGAGAGCAAGTGCTGATCCGCGACGCCTACACGTGTCAGCGCACCGGGCAAGTGCTGGGCGGGCGCTATCCCGCGCCGGACAGCCCGACCGTCAACCATAAGCGACCGCATCGCGGAAGCGCCGAGCTGTTCTGGGACATCGACAACCTGGAGACGGTCAGCAAGGACGTCCATGACAGCGAGATCCAGCGCGAGGAGCAGGTCAGCCTGCACCATCGCGGGGTCTGGGACTGACCGGGGCCGCCGCCCTGCCTCGCGCCGGGAGGGGGGGGATCGAAAGTTCGGAACCCCCTTCGCTCCGAGACCGGCGCCCCCCTCACTCAGGGATTTTTTCCGATGAGCGATGAAAACGAGGGCGATGTCGATCTGTGGGGAGACCCGTGGACGCCGCCGAAAGACCGGCGCGGACGGAAACGGCATCGCTGGATGAAGCAAATTGCTGAAAACATTGCAGTTTTAAAAGCGTCAGGCCTGACGGTGGAAGTGATCGCGAGCCGCATCGGGCTCAGTGAGCCGACGCTCAGGAAGTATTATTTTCGGGAGCTTGAGGAAGGGGCCGACCTCGCCCAGGCGGTGCTGAATGAGGCGATGTGGCGGAAGGCGATCGCGGGAAACGTCAGCGCTGCACGCTATATCCGCGAGGAGTTCGGCAAGGGACCTGCCAAGGCGGCTGCGAACCGGGTTCGTCAGCGCGAAGAGAAGGCGCCCGCTTTGGGCGTCAAGGCGGAGCGCCAGGCCGCGGCCGAGCGTGTCGGCGGCATCTTCGCGACCCCGGCACCGCCGAAGCTGCAGTAAGTCATGGAGTGGTCGACAGCCTGCCTGGACTGGTGCGAAAGGATCGTGTCCAGGCGCTCTCTGCTGCCCTCACCCCTCTTTGCCGACGAGGGGGAGGAAGCGCTTCGCGTCTTCAAATCGCTGCGCATCGTGGATGCGCCGGGCAAGCCGACCTTCGGCGAGGCTTGCGAGGAATGGGTCTTTGATTTCGTCCGGGCGATCTTCGGGGCCTATGACGCCGCCAGCGGCCAACGTCTGATCCGCGAGTTCTTCCTGCTGATCAGCAAGAAGAACTCCAAATCGACCATCGCGGCCGGGATCATGGTCACGGCTCTGGTTCGCAACTGGCGTTTCTCGGCGCAGCTGCTGATCCTGGCGCCGACGCTGGAGATTGCGAACAACGCCTTCGAACCCGCTCGGGACATGATCCTGGAGGACGAAGACCTGAGCGTGCTGATGCACATTCAGGAGCACACGCGGACCATAACGCACCGGACGACCAAGGCGGTGCTGAAGGTCGTCGCGGCGGATACGGACACGGTCGGGGGCAAGAAGGCCGGCTTCATTTTCGTTGATGAGCTTTGGATCTTCGGCAAGCGCCCCAAGGCCGACGCCATGCTGCGGGAGGCGACCGGGGGCCTGGTTTCCAGGCCGGAAGGGTTCGTGATCTGGGCGAGCACCCAGTCGGATGAAGCGCCCGCCGGCGTCTTCAAGACCAAGCTGGATTACTTTCGAGGCGTGCGCGACGGCCGGATTCATGATCCGGCCAGCCTGCCCCTGATCTATGAATATCCGGAGGCGATGATTGAGGCGCAGGCCTATCTCGACCCGGCCAACTTCTACATCACCAACCCGAACATGGGGCGGTCCGTCTTCCAGAATTGGCTGGTCGACGAGCTTCAGAAGGTCATCAACGCCACCGGCGGCGAGCTTCAGGTCTTTCTTTCGAAGCACCTCAACGTCGAGATCGGTCTGCGGCTGGCGCAGGATCGCTGGGCCGGGGCTGACCACTGGCCTGGGGCAGCGGACGAAACGCTAACGCTCAACGATCTGCTCACCCGGTCGGAGGTGGTGGTGGGCGGCGTCGATGGCGGCGGCCTGGACGACCTGATGGGGCTGGGCCTCATTGGCCGGTGCCGGGAGACGCGGGACTGGCTGTCGTGGTCCCGCGCGTGGGCGCATGACGACGTGCTGCAACGGCGCCAGGACATCGCGACGCAGCTGCGGGAGTTCCAGGCGGACGGAGATCTGGTCATCTGTGATGACCCGCTTCAGCCCATCCGGGAGGCCGCAGACATTCTGGAGCAGGTCCATGCGGCCGGGCTGTTCCCGGAGAAGTACGGTATCGGCCTCGATCCGTTCGGGATCGCCGCCCTGATTGATGAACTGGCAGTGCGAAAAATCGAGGGCGACCTGCTCTCGTCCATTCGTCAGGGATCGGCGCTGTCGCCGGCGTCCTGGGGGCTCGAGATCAAGCTGAAGAATCGAACGTTTCGCCACGGCGGGCGTCGGATGATGAGTTGGTGTGTCGGGAATGCGAAGGCGCAGGTCCGCGGCGGCGCCGTGCTGATCACGAAGGAAAGCGCCGGGCGGGCCAAGATCGATCCCCTGGTCGCCCTGTTCAACGCGGCCATGCTGATGAGCCGCAACCCAGAGTCCCGTGGCCTGTCTGTGTACGCATCGCGCGGCGCACTTGTTCTCTGAAGGAGGGGCGATGGCCTTTTGGCCCAAATGGCTGGCCCCGTCGCAACCGGCGGCAGCGGCCCCAGCGCCACGCGCAGAAATCGGCGATGGCGGCATCGTCATCCAGTCGGCAGAAGACCTGGAGACGGCGCTGCGGAACGGAGGCCTGACGGCCTCCGGCGCGGCGGTGTCTGCGGGATCGGCCATGCGCGTCGGTGCGGTCTTCGCCTGCGTAAGGATTATTTCTGGCGGGGTGGCGAACCTGCCGCTGCACATCAAGCGGAGGGTGGCGCCGCAGGTCCGCGAAGACGCCTCGGATCATGCGCTGTGGGACGTGCTGCGGCGCAAGCCCAACCGGTGGCAATCGGCATCGACCTTCCGCCGCATGATGCAGGCGAACCTGCTGCTTCGAGGCAACGCCTATGCCCAGATTGTCCGGTCACGCGGGCGGGTGATTGCGTTGAACCCGCTGCACCCCGACCGCGTAGAGTGCACCCAGAAAGACGACTTGTCGCTGCGCTACGTCTACACGCGCCGCGACGGTGGCCGAGTCGAAATCCAGCAGGAGGATATGTTCCACGTCATCGGCCTGACGCTGGACGGGATCACTGGCGTTTCAGTCATCACCTATGCTCGCGAGACGATCGGGCTCGCGCTGTCACAAGAGCAGCACGGGGCGTCGACGTTCAGGAACGGCGCTCGCGTCGGCGGCGTGCTTTCGCACCCCGGAAAGCTGGGGCCGGAAGGCATTGCGAACCTGCGTGAGAGCCTGGATCACTTTCGGGCTGGCGGGTCGCGTGAAGGGCGCGATCTGATCGTCGAAGAGGGCATGGGCTACACGCGCATGGCCATGACGGCCGAAGACGCGCAGTGGATCGAAAGCCGGAAGTTCAGCCGGGCCGACATCGCCATGTTCTTCGGCGTCCCGCCGCACATGATCGGCGATACCGAAAAGACGACTAGCTGGGGCACCGGGATAGAGCAGCAATCCATCGGCTTCGTGACCTGGACGTTGGAGGATCATCTGACGGCTTGGGAAGACGCCATCGGGTTACGGCTGGTGGCCGATGGCGAGCCGGATATCTACGCTCGCTTCAACCGCGCGGCCATCGTCAAGGGCGACATCAAGGCGCGCTGGGAGGCCTACACCAAGGCGCTCCAGTGGGGCGTCTACTGTCCTGACGACGTGCTGGCGCTGGAGGATATGAACCCAAGGGCGGATGGCCAGGGCGGCCAATACTACGACCCGCCGAACACGGCTGGCGGTCAACAGAAACCCGACAACGGAGGGATCGATGAGCCTTCGCAAACTGCCTGAGGCCAAGGCGTTTCAGCGCCCGGCTAACTTCCAATGGGATGCGCCGTCTGATGTTCTGGCCAGGTGGGCCGATACTCCGCAGGCGGCCGAGGCCGATGATCCGAACACGATCAGCATCTATGACGTGATCGGCGAGGATCTTTGGTACGGCGGCGGCTTTACGGCCGCACGTATGGCGTCCGCCCTGCGCTCGATCGGTCCTAAGGACGTGACGGTGAAGGTGAACTCGCCCGGCGGCGATATGTTCGAAGGGATCGCGATCTACAACCTGCTGCGGGATCACCCCGCCAAGGTGACGATCGAAGTCATGGGGTGGGCAGCCTCGGCCGCGTCCATCATTGCAATGGCCGGTGATGAGATCCGCATGGGCTTGGGCACCTTCATGATGGTGCACAACGCCTGGGGCGTCGTGATCGGCAATCGGCACGACATGACTGAAGGCGCCGCGCTGTTCGAGCAGTTCGATGCCGCCATCGCCGACATCTACGAGGCCCGCACTGGAATGGCGCGCGCCGAGATCGAAAAGTTGATGGACGCTGAGACGTTCATGGGACCGAGTGAAGCCGTCAAGAATGGCTTTGCGGACGAGGTGGACAACAGCCTGAAGGCTTCCGCATCGACTGCCGATCGTCCCGCCGCCCACGCCAAGCGCCGCATGGATGCGTTGCTGGCCAAGCAGGGCGTACCCCGCACCGAGCGCCGTAAGATGCTCAGTGAAGTCTCCGGCACGCACGACGCTGCCGATCCGGCCACGCACGACGCTGGCCCCTCCGTCGCCGCGCTTCAGCGGCTCATCGACACCATCCAGGCCTAAGGAGGGCCAGGCAATGAATACGCAACCCACCCGCGCTCGCGGGCTCTTTGCCGTGCGCGCAGACGCGACGGGTGCCGCCAAGGTCCTTGCGGACCTGACCAAGGCGTTCGAAGACTTCAAGGTCGAGAACAACAAGGAACTGGCCGACCTGAAGAAAGGCCAGGCTGATGTGATCCAGGCCGAGAAGGTCGATCGCATCAACGCCGAGATGGAAAGGCTCGGCAAGGATCTGGACGCCATCAACGCTGCCATCGCGGCCGGCAAGATCGGCGGCGCCGCCCAGGAGGACCCGGACAAGGTGGCGCACGCCACGGCGTTCGACCGCTTCTTCCGCAAGGGCGTCGACAACGGCCTGCACGACCTGGAGGTCAAGGCCAAGCTGACCACGCAGTCGGACCCGGATGGCGGCTATCTGGTGCCCGAAGAAACCGAGGCCGGGATTGATCGCGTGCTGGGAACGGTCTCGACCATTCGCTCCCTGGCCCGCGTCGTCTCGATCTCTGGCGACACCTACAAGAAGCTGATCAACGTCGGCGGCGCCACCTCGGGCTGGGTTGGCGAGGAAGAGGAACGGCCTGAAACGGCGACGCCGAAGCTGCGCGAGATCGCGATCAACGCCAAGGAGCTGTACGCCAATCCGGCCATCACCCAGACGGCGCTGGACGATTCCCGCATCGACATTGCGGCCTGGCTGGCGGACGAGGTCAGCATCGAGTTCGCCGAGCAGGAAGGTGCAGCTTTCGCCACCGGCAACGGGGTGAAGCGCCCGCGCGGCCTGTTCGCCTACGACAACGTTGCGAACGGCGATTGGTCGTGGGGCAAGCTCGGCTATGTGCCTTCCGGCAAGGCCGCCGGCTTTGCCGACGCCTCGGCAACGGCCAGCCCGGCAGACGCCCTGATCGATCTCTACTATGCGCTGAAATCCGGCTATCGGAACGGCGCGTCGTGGCTGATGTCGGATGCGACCATGTCGAAGGTCCGCAAGTTCAAGGATGCGGAAGGGGCCCACATCTGGGCGCCGCCGAGCGGATCGGCTGAAGTGGCGACGATCCTCGGCAAGCCCGTCTACAACGACGACAACCTGGCCAATGTCGAGGCTGGGGCGTTCCCCATCGCCTTCGGCAACTTCCAGCGCGGCTATCTGATTGTGGATCGCTTCGGCATCCGCGTTCTGCGCGATCCCTACACCGCCAAGCCCAACGTCCACTTCTACACGACCAAGCGCGTCGGCGGCGGCGTGGTGAACTTCGAAGCGATCAAGCTGCTGAAGATCGGCGCGAACTGATCCCAGGCCGGGCGGCTTCGGTCGCCCGGTTCATCCCAGACATCGGAAAAGGAGCATGGTCATGAAGGACCTGCACACCCAAATCGCGCCGGTCGTCGCCGTCGCGCCCGCCGTGCTGGCGGCGACCGCCACTTCGGCGGCCGTCGACCTACAAGGCTTCAACTCGGCCACGGTCGTGATCGCCACCGGCTCCATCGTCGGCGATGGCGCCTTCTCAGCCAAGCTGCAGCACAGCGACACCACGGCCGCCGGGGGCTTTACTGACGTTCCGGCCAATGGCGTCCTGGGCGAAACGCCATCCGCGTTGGAAGCCGATGCGGCCTACAAGCTGGGCTACGTCGGCGGCTCTGCCGGTCACAAGCGCTATCTGCGCGTCATCCTTACCAAGGATGGCGGCACGTCCCTGGCCGCTTCAGCCGTCGTCGTGCGCGGCCATCCGGCCGACACCCCGGCCTGACCATGATGACCGTCGTCGACGGCCTGTTCTCGCTGGAGGACGCCAAACAGCACCTGCGCGTCGACCATGGCGACGACGACGGTCTCATCGAGATTTATGCCGACGCGGCCGTGTCAGCGGCGCTGGGCTACGCCGCGCGGCCCGAGGTGCCAGCCGATCTGAGGGCGGTAGCGGCTTTCAGGTCGGCTGCCCTGCTGATGCTTGGCGACCTGTACGCCACCCGAGAAACCGAGCGCGACACGGGCAGCATCGCCGCGATAGCGGTGCCGATGTCCGCTCGTTTCCTGCTCAACCCATGGCGCCTGCTGAGCGTCTGAGGAGACTCGCCATGCGCGTTCGCTTCACCGAGCCTTACGACTACACGCCGAGCACAGAGGCGCGTGTGCTTATTGCATTCTCTCCGACTGGAGGGGCGAACAAGGACGGCGTCTATACCGTCCGCCGAGAGTGCGGGGAGGCCGCTATCCTGGCGGGCAAGGCTGAGGGGGCGGACAACGCCGCTCCGCCAGACGAACCGGGTTCGCCACAGCGCCGGGGTTTGTTCGGCCGCAGGATGAACAAGACCGATGCCGAAGCCTAAGGGCGCAGGTGACCTGCGGCAGCGGGTGAAGTTTCAGCGCCGGCCGATCGACGGCGACGACGGCTATGGCAATCCCGAAGGCGACTTTGTCGATCTGGGCATTGTGCGGGCGGCCAGCCTGACCCCGACGCGGGGCGGCGAGGACATTCAGGCCGGGCGCGTCACCGGCAAGGCGTCGTGGGACTGCTGGGTCAGGCGAGATAGCGGGACGCGTCAGATCATGACCAGCGACCGCGTGGTGGACGCCCGCGACGAGACCCGCGTCTTCAACATCCGGTTCATCGGCGACATGGACGGCGACGGCGTCTGGCTGCTGATGCAGCTGGAGAGCGGGGTGGCGACATGAGTGAGGACATCGAGGGCCTCAACCGCCTGATGGCCCGGTTCGCCGCTATGCCCGCCAATGTGCGCAAGCGCGCCGGCCAGCAGGCGTTCATGGGCGCCGAGGACATGGTCGCGACGATGAAATCCATCGCCCCGCGCGACGACGGCGACGATGGCGACCAGAAGCTGGTGGATCACATCTACCAGGAAGAAGGACGGCTGGGGGATATCTCCTACGTCGTCATCAGCGACGCCAAGGACAGCAAGGGACGGCCTAAAGCTCCACGTGTCGAGCTGGGCCACGTCGCGGAGGACGGAACCCAGGTGCCGGCTGTACCGCACTTCTACCCGGTCGTCCGGACCCTGGGTCCGAAGATCAAGCGCCGCATCGCTAGCGCCGTGACGCGGGAGCTTCGCAAGAAATGATCGACGGGCAACTGGAACTGCAGGGCGCCATCAACGCCACGGTGCGCGGATCGGCTGTCATGGATGGCCTGATCGGCAAGCGCATCTATGACCAGGTCCCGGCGGACGAGACCGGGCGTGTTTCGGACGACCTCTTTCCTTATGTGTCGTTCGGCCCGATGACATCCGGCGATGACGGCGACCAATGCCATAACCTGGTGGCGATCTCGGTCCAGCTGGACTGCTGGTCGCGCGCTGTGGGCTGGCCCGAAGTAAAGCGGATCGCAGCGGCCTTGGTGAAGCTGCTGAACGACAAGATCGCGGTGCCCGGCTTCACCGTCGTCATTCACGAAGTGGAGCGGGTGCTTTCGACCCGAGAGGCCGACCGGCGGACCAGCCGGGTCGCTATCCACCTTCGCTACCGGCTGGCGCCTCGCGCCTGATCCCCGAGCAATCGCTCAACCCTTGAACCGCCCCACCGGGCGGCGCTTTCACATGGAGAACCGCTATGGCGGAACCTGAATACGTTGAGGTCGTCTCGGGCGAGTCGATCCTTGTCCAAATCGGCGATGGCGCTGACCCCGAGGTCTTCGCGCATGATTGCATGATCAACGGCTCGCGCTCTTTCGAACGCACTGCGTCGGTGACCGAACAGAGCATTCCCCGCTGCGACGACCCTTCCCAGCCCGACAAGATCGTGCGGCGTGTCGACAGCACCGACAGCAGCATTGGCGGTGGCTTTAAGGTCCACGCCTCTTCGATGCTGCCGTGGATGCAGCGTGTCGGTCAGACGGTGAACGTGCGCGTGCGTCAGGCCGGCGTGTGGCGCGTGGCCGGGGCCTACATCCTGCAATCCTTCAGCGTCGAGGCGGAGGCCCGCGGCTACGCCACCGGCTCGATGAACATGGTCCAGGCTGACGAGCCGACCATCGGCGCGGACGCTCCTTAATGAGCCGCTCGGCCAAGGCCCGCGCCCCGTTCGGCGACAGCGTTTACGACTTCCAGCTGACCATCGGTCAGTTGGAGGAGCTTCAGGAACTCACCGATGCGGGGCCTGAGGAGATCTATCAACGGATCTCTGAAGGTCGCTGGCGGCTGGCGGACCTGAGGCAGACGCTGCGCCTGGCGCTGATCGGCGGCGGCGTCGATCAGTTCAAGGCGCTGGGCCTGGTCGAGCGATACGCCGGGCCGGGCGACTTCCTGGCCCTGAAGCCGTTGTGCCTGTCTATCATCGGGGCCGCGCTTGTCGGCGCCCCTGACGAGGACAAGCCGAAGGGGGAGATGGAGGGGGAGACGAACCGCTCCCCCGACGAAAGCTCCGGTTCGGCAATTTCTACGCCATCGGCGGCGCCATCGGCCTCTCGCCCGAAGCGGTCGCGCAAACCTCGATCTGGCGGCTGATGCGAGCCTATGACGGCTGGCTGAAGGCGCAGGGGGCGGAGAGCAAGGACGGTCCGCCATCAGATGCCGAGTTTGAGGCGGCGGTGAAGGCGGCGCGGAGTTGACGTTGAGCGCCGGCCCACTCCACGTTGATGTCACTGGAGGGACCAAGATGGCTCAAATCAAAATCCATGCGGGCGATTTTCAGCAGGGGGACGGCTCGTCGTTCTCCTTCGGGAGCTTCGCCCTCAGGAAGCCCGGCTCCTGGTTCGGAACCGAGGTAATCACGTCCGCTGACATTGAAGAAGTGGCCGTTGCGACTGAGGACAGCGTCAAGCGTATAGGCGGAACATTGGGATGGGGCGCGGCAGGCGCAGCCATTCTGGGGCCGGTTGGGCTCTTGGCCGGATTGCTGCTGGGCGGCCGCGGGAAAAACGTGACGTTTGCCGTGCGCCTCAAGGATGGCCGGAAGTTCCTTGCTACTACGGACGCCAAGACGTTCACAAAAATACAGGCAGCCAACTTCTAGCTCGCCAAACAACTCGACGCGTCTCTATGGGCGGTCTCCTCGGAGCCGCCCTTTTTCATGGGTGGTGATCATGTCCGAAGAGATCAGTCGGCTCCTAGTCCGCATTGAAGCCAATGCCACCCAGTTCGAAGCCGCCATCAAGAAGATGAACCGCTCGCTCCATGGGGCGCAGGCGGAAACCCGCAAGACAATGGCGTCGATCCAGAGGAGCGTGGACGGCGCAGCTATGGGCATTCGCCGTTCGGCTATGATGGCGTCTTCGGCGCTGGCCACAATCGGCGTCAGCTTCGGCGCCGCTAAACTGGTGCAGGATTTTCGCGAGGGTGAAGAGGCTGCGAAGCGGTTAGAGGCCGTGTTGAAGACGACCGGCTATGCGGCCGGGATGTCTTACGGGCAGATCGCCTCCTGGGCGCGAGAGCTGGAAGAAGAGACCGGTCGCTCGGCCACCGAGATCCAGAACGCGGCGGCGCAGCTAGCGACCTTCACCTCGATCGGCCGGCGCGAGTTCACCGAAGCCATTGAGGTCGCCAATGACATGGCGGCGGTGTTCGGCGGGGACCTGAAATCCAATCTGGACGCCGTAGCCCGGGCTCTGGACGACCCGATTGAGGGCTTCGCGAACCTGCGCAAGCGGGGCTTCGCCTTGACCGACGCCGAGCTAAAGCGGGCGGAAGCGCATATGAAGGCCGGCCGGTCCGCTGAGGCGCAACAGGTCGTTCTCAAGAACCTGTCTTCCCAGGTCGATGGTGCGGCCAAAGCCGTGAACACGGGCCTGACGAAGGCGCTGAATGACCTACAGCGTCAGGCGGGCGACACGTTCAAGGAAATGGCCGACCAGGGCGGAACCGCTGCAGCGGTCGCTGCACTGGAACTGGCGACGAAAAGCGCAGCCTTTCTCGGCGAGAACATGGGCGTCGTGCTCAAAGCGGCGCAGGCCTTGGCCTTGTTTCTGGCCACTCGCTACGTCGCCGGCGTCGGCTTAGCTACCGCCGCCACGCTTGCTAATGCGGTCGCCACCATGAGGGCAAAGAGCGCCGTCGAGACGCTGACTGCGGCTCTGGCCAAAAACCCTTATGGCATTGCGGCTCTGGCCATTGCCGGGCTGGTCACGGGCCTGAAGGTGTTGAGCGACCGCTACAGCGAGGCGGCGGTCCTTCAGCGCGAACAAAAAGCCTCCACCGAAGGCACATCGAAGGCGATCGACGCCTATCGCGAAGCAGCCATGAAGGCGGCGAACGCGACGGGGGAGCACGCCAAGGAGGCGCGGGCCAACGCAGAGGCCATGCGCATTGAGGCGATCCAAACTCTGCGGAGCGCGGAAGCGTTGCGCGTTCGGCGCCTGGCGCTCCTAGCCCAGCGGCAAGTCGAAGCTCAGAGCGAGGCTGACGATATCCGCCGCTCGGTCGGACCCGGTCAGACGACACTGAACCAGGGCCAGTATGCGCTGGCGCAGCATCGCGTGAAGGTTGCGAAGGAGGCCTATGAGGAGGCTGCTTCCGAAGAGGCGGCGGCGCTTCAAGCTTTCCGGCAGCTTGAGCAGGATATCCGCGACGGGTCTCTGGCGGGTAAAACGACCCCGCTCGAATACACCGACAAGGAAGGGGGTAAGAACCCCAAGGCCGCCGAGCAGCGCAAACGCCTGTTGGAGGATCTGAAGGCGCAGACGGCGCTGGAGGTGGCGCAGCTGGACGAGCAGGTCGCCAAGGTCCGCGAACTGGAGCGTCAGGCCGAGATCACGGCGCGCATCCGTCAGCTGGAAGACGCCGGGTTCAAGGCGGCGCAGGCGAGGGCCATTTCGGGCGAGGTCCAGACCAAGCTGGACGAAGCCCGCGCCCGCGCCATGGAGCGCGAAGAAGGGCTGCTGAAACGCGGCTGGGACCTCGACATCGCGCGCCTGGACGAGAACTGGGCGACGGTCCGCGCGATTGAGGAAGAGGTCGAAAAGCGCGAGCTGGTCGCGGCGCTAGCCAAGGTCACGGCGGATGAAACAAGCGCGATCTCCAAGGCCGAAAGCATGCTGGCCGCCATCCAGTCGGCCCGCGTGGACGCCGCCAAGCGAGGCCTCGACCTGGCCCGCGAAGAGCACCGCCTCGCCGTCGCCCAGCTGAGCGGCAATCGAGAACTGACCAAGCAGTTGCAGGATCAGGCGGCGATCCGCGAACGCACCAAGGCCTATCAGGCCGAGGGCTATGGGCTGAAGCCTGCCGAAGCCGAGCGCCGAGCGACTGATGAGGTGACCCGCGAGCGGGCCGCGGCGACCTATGGCGAGCATCGCGAACTGTTCGCTTCAGCCTTCAGCGACGGCATCCGCGCCGCGATGGCGGGCGACCTTCAGGGCTTCCTGTCCAATCAGTTCGGGAACTTCGCCGATACGATGATGCAGAGGGCCGGGGAGCAGATCTTCGACAGCATTTTCGGCGGCGTGGATGCTGTGGCCGAGGGGGCGTCGCAGGGAGCGGCGATAGCGGCCACGGTCACGCCTGCCATTACGGGCGCCGGCGCAGCGGCGGGGGCCACGATGGCGGCGTCTATCACTGCAGCCGGCGCGGCGGCCGGGGCTTCGATGGCGGCGGCAATCGCTGGCGCCAACATCACCAAGTTCCCGCTGTTCGATCAGGGCGGCTACACCGGCCCTGGCGGCGTGAAGCAGGCGGCGGGCATCGTCCACAAGGGCGAGGTGGTTTTCAGCCAAAAGGATGTCGCCCGCCACGGCGGCCCGGCAGCTGTCGAAGCCATGCGCAAGGGTTTGTCCGGTTACGCCACGGGCGGCTTGGTCGGGCGGTCGGTGATCCCGAGCGTCAACGCCGCCATGAACCGGGCGCAGCAGGTCGGGAGCCGCCCGGTGCAGCAATCCTTCACCGTCAATGTGAACGCACAGGACGCCGTGCTTACCGAAACCGTTCGCGGGTGGGTGCAGCAGGGGATGGTGCAGGCGGTCGGTCAGTCGGTTCGCACTTCAACAGACCTGATGCGGCGATCAATGCCCGGCGCCCAACAGCAGCAACGCAGGCTCGGGACAAGCTGATATGGACTATTGGCCGAGCGCCCTTTTTCCTGCCCCGGAAATCCGGTGGCGGCTACAGAACCGCGTCGTCAGGAGCGGACAGCCTGTCCTCGGGCCAGCCAGGACGAGCGGCTCGATCGGCGCGGGTCTGTGGGTCTGCGAGATGTCGGGCATATGGCTCTACCGACCGGATCAACTGCGTGTCGCGCGCGCCTTGGACATGATCTTGGACGGCGGCCTTACGTCGATTGTCGTGGGGACATGTGAGACAGCGTTTGCGCACTGGGCGCGACCCGCCGAGCCCGTTCCTCACTCCGATGGCTCGCCGTTCTCGGACGAGGCCTTTTACGCCGGGGCCGCCCCGGTCGGCTCAGTTGTCTCTGACGCGCCTCTGCGGGCGACAAAGCTCCGCATCGGGCTTCCTGCGGGCGTATCGCTGCGCGGGGGCGAGGCTTTCGCAATCAAGCATCCGAATAGGGGCGAGCGGCGCTACCAGGTCGCCCGTGTCAGCGGCGACGAGCTGACCTTTCGGCCCGAGCTGCGCGAAGCGGTGCTGGCAGGGGCTGAGGTTCATTTCCATAACCCCGGCTGCGTTATGAAACTGGCGAACCCGGATGAGTTCTTTGATCCGATCCGGTCGGGACGTTTCTCTTATCTCAACCCCGTGTTCGTGGAGGCGTTCTGATGCTGCCCGAACAGGCCCGCATCATGTCCGCCAGCGGCGCGCCGCGCTGGTCGATCTTCTTCCACATGGAGTGCAAGACCAACGTCGTGCGCGCCTGGCTGGGCGTTGGTGACTTCATCCTTCCGGCCGACGACGTCGATCAGAGCGGCGGGACCTATCTGGGCATCGGCCTCGTCGGGGATGTGCCGGCGCTTCGGCAACTGGTCGGGGGCGTCGCCGAGCGGGTTGAGTTCACGCTCAACGGCGCGGATGAAACGACCTTCCGTCTCGCGGACGATCAGGTGGACGAGGTGCGCGGGGCGCCGGTGCACGTCGGCATCATCTTCTTCGATGAAGACTGGCAGGCTGTCGCCCCGGTGGCCTGGCTGTGGGAGGGCACGGCCGATGTCCCGGCTGTCGATCGCGGCGGGTCGGGGGGCGAGGTCGTTCGCCGGGTTAGCCTGTCGGTCGGCTCGGCTTTCACCGACCGGACCCGTCCTCAGCTGGGCTTCTACACCGACAAGGACCAGCGCCGCCGCAGCCCGAACGACGCCTTCTGCTCGCGCGTCGCCTCCTACAGTGTGGACAGCACCATTGTCTGGCCCGGCAACTGAGACGCTGGACGCCTTCCTGGAGCGAATGGCCTCTACGCCTTTCTCGGACGGCGTCGAGGACTGCGTTCTGACCATGGCCGATTGGGTGGTGCTGAACGGCCATCCCGACCCTGCCGCTGATTACCGAAACCGCTTCCGCACCGCGCTGGGCTGCGCCCGCTTCATCAAGCGCAGCGGCGGCCTTCACGCGGTGATGGCGCAGGGCGCCGCTCGTGCGGGCCTGGGGGCCACCGTCTCGCCGGTGCGGGGAGATATCGGCCTGGTCACGGTTCGCGGCGTCGAGGTCGCGGCGCTCTGCCTTGGTCCCCGTTGGGCCTTCAAATCTCGCGCTGGTCTGTTGGTGGACAGCGCCGACGTGCTTTTCGCGTGGAGCGTCTGAATGGCTGAGACCGTCGCCGCCGCGGCCGCCGCCGTGGCCAGCTGGGTGTCCAGCACCGTCTTCGTTGCGACCGGCTCCGCGGCCATCGCCACGACGGCCTATATCTCGGCGTACGCGGTCACGGCGGTCGGCATCACCGCTGGCGTGTCCATGGGGCTGACGGCCATTGCCAAGGCGTCGGTCCCTGACCCCGAGGGCCAGAAGATCACCCGCAAGCAGACCCGGCCGCCGCGCGTCAGGGCTGTCGGTTGGCATAGCCGGATGTCCGGCCCCTACATGCTGCGCGAGACCGTGGGCAACAAGTTCGGAGCCGTGATCGCCCTGTGCGACGACCGCCTGGAGCAGATCAGCCGCGTCTACCTGAACGACGACCGGGTGACGCTGGGCGCGGGCGGCTGGGTCGCGGGAATGGCGAACGAGCGCTACGGCACCGGCGACCTCGTCAACGTCTCCCTGCGCCTGGGCAATCCGGTCGAGACGCGTCACACCAACCTGGACCCGACCTTCTCCAGCTACTGGCCGGCCAATGCCCGCGGGGACGGCGTGGCGTCGCTGGCGGTGTTCGCTCAGCATCGCTCGAAGGAGAGCTTCCCGCGTCACTTCCCCAACGGCGAGGTGATCCCGTCTGTCGTGGGGCGCCCGGTCTGCTACGACTGGCGCGATCCGAGCCAAAGCCGCACCAACCCCGCTACATGGAAGGGCTGCGCCAATCCTGTCGTTTGGCTGGTTCATGTCGAATGGGCGCAGTTCGGTCGGAGCTGGGACCGCTGCATCGCCCCGGCCCTGGCCGATCTCACCGTTGAGGCGAACTACTGCGATCAGCCCGTGCCGCTGAAAGCCGGGGGGACGGAGCCGCGCTATCGGATCGCGGGAAACTATCCCGTCAACACCGAACCGGCGGCGGTCCGCGCGGCCATTCTGGCGAGCATGGACGGCTGGCTTTCCGTCAACGGCAAAGGCCACCTGGTCATCAAGGCCGGGCGCTATGTCGAACCGACCCTGACCATCACCGGCGATCACATCGAAGGATACAGTTGGCGCGCCTTTCAGACGGACGAAGAGGCGATCAACGAGCTGATCGTCTCCTATGTCTCTCCCGACCACGACTTCACTGAGATCGAGGCCGGCGCCTGGCGCGATGAGGCGGATATCAGCGCCACCGGGCGGCTGCGCTCTGAGCCGCTGGGGCTGACATGGGTATTCTCTCGGGCCCAGGCCATGCGGCTGGCCAAGCGCAAGATGACGCGCCTGAACGCCCCGCGTCGCGGACAGGTGCGCACCGGCATCTATGGACTGAACGGCCTGGGCGAGCGTTACATCCGCGTTCAGAACCCTGATCTGGTTAGCATGACTGATGTGGTCTGCGAGGTCATGAACGTCGAGATCGATTTCACCTCGTCTCAGGTCGTCTTCGACGTGATCCAGGCTGACGTGAATATCGATGCGTGGAACCCGGCAGAGGAAGAGGGAGAGCTGCCCGCGCCCATCGTGCGGCCCGAGCCGGAGGCCCTGCCTCAGCCCTCCCTCATCTCGGCTATCCCGTACCCCACGGATAACGGCGCCCGGATCCGGATTACGGTCGAGAATCCAAACCGGCCTGACATCAGTTATCGGGTTAGGTGGCGTGAAGTGTCGATGACGTGGCTGGGCTATGTCACGGAGGAGCCGACGCCGTGGTTCTCTGGTTCCACCGTAGAGTTCAGCACCGGCATCGTGCCAACCGGCGCCATGATCGAAATCGGCGTGGCGTTCGTGACGAGCGCACCCGGGCCGTACGCGGAAACCTTCGTCAACATACCCGCCCAGATCACAGAAGCGGCTCGAACGCCGGTCGGGCGCGACGCCATCACCATCACCGCGGACAAGGACACGATCACCATCGGCGCGTTCGACGCCTATATGGGCGACGGCACGACTCTCTCCATTCCGTCCGGAGCGATAACGGGGCTGGCGTCCAGCACTCGCTGGGGCGTGTTCTGGCGGTCTGATCTCGGCTTTCAGGCTGAGGAGCACCCCGCCGCGGTTCGCATGACGACCGGTCAATGGATCTTCCTGGGCTGGGTGTCCACGTCGGACAGCGGAGGCGCTTACCCGACGCCGCCGCCGCCGCCACCCGGCTGGGGCGGGTCAAACGGCAATGAAATGGCCGTGCTGGTCTAACCGACCGCGCGGCCCTGCAACTCATCAACATCTGAGGTGACCCATGGCCGACCCGGCTGAGGTAAAGGCGAAGCTGCGTTCTGCGTTTCGCGATTTCCGCGTGGACGGCGTGCCGGCCTCAGGAGCGAATGAACCCGTGAAGCCGGAGGCCCGCGCCGGCTTGGACGCTCTGGTTGACCTAGCGGCGCAGTCCACCGTGACAAAGGCTGTAGCGACGAAGGCTGGCCTTGCGACTATCCCCTCGCCAGCGGTTGGCGACAGCGCGCGCGTAACGAGCGACCCCCTCGGCAATGTCGCCAACGGCAACGGCGTCTGGTCGTGGAACGGCGCGGCGTGGTCATGGATCGGTCCGTGGGTGGACCCCGGCATTCAGTCTCAGATTGACTACGGCAGAGCCGCCGAGCAGGGCGTCAACAGCACGGCCTTCAGCGAGGCTGTGTTGATCAGCAACTCTGGCGCAGCGGTTTCCCATTCCGGCTTCCGGACTTCGGGTTTCCTGAAGGTCGAGGGGGGCGTCGCCTATGTTCACGCAGGCGGCCTGACGGGAACGGCGTGGAATGCCTGGTATGACGCCAATCAGGTGTTCATTTCAGCATTCAGAGGCTCCGGCGCCGGAACGGACCTTGAGGTGTCGACCCACACCTCGCCAAACAATGCCCGGTTCGTCCGCGTCTCAACCTCTCTGCTGGCTCTCCCGGGTGCATATTTCCGACCTGTCGCTGGTCGTCTCAGCGTCGATCAGGTCAAGCGCATTGCTGAGCAGCACCCGCCCGTTCTGCCTGCGTCAACCGTGCAGTATGATGGCGACACCGTCGAAGGCGCCTTGACCCAACAGGAGGGTCAAATCCTTGCGCTGCAGGGGCAGTTGTCGGACCTCGTTAACGAGTTGGATATTCAGGCCGATGCGGGCAGACCCCTCTTCATCCTTACCAGCGAGTTCACCAAAAGTTATCTGACCGCTGCACCCGTCGAGACTATCAGCATCATTTCACGCGACAGCGCGGCCGCTTTCACCGTAGCCAACGGACAAGGAGCCAAACTCGCCGAAGGTGGCGCTGTCGTCGTTCACGACGCTACGGCAGACCGCTACCATTCTTACGGCATCAAGAGTGTCGTTGGCGATGTCATCACGGTCTACGGCGAGCTCCCGGCCACCTGCACGACTTGCGAGACTATGCATGAGGCTAACACAGGCCAGCACCTGGGGAGGCATGGCTATAAGGGACTGGCCGAGTTCATTGTCGCCCAGTCGCAAAAATACGCCTACCGCAAAGACAAGCGGCTCTTCACCTATCATCCGCCCGCCTGCACGACCCCAGTGCACACCAACCCCCACATCTATGACCGGGCTACGGGTCTGACCAAGCTTATCGACGTCACCCGGGTCGGCGGCTCTGGTGCCGGCGGATATGTGGCTGGAACCGGAAACCTGGTTCGGGGCTGCTCAACCTCTTCAGCCGATGTCAGCCTTGGGCCGCTGCCGCTTGGTCAGATCCTGACTCGCTTTTACGCTGTCCAGGACAGTGGCGCGGGCAAGGGCATCGAGATGTCGTTCCCAACAAATGGCGTGGACGGCTTCATCCAGATCGCAGTGTCGGCCGCCCGCGTGACCTATGACACGACCAAGAAGACAGAGGGGCGCGTTCGGCTTGAGGTCATAGGCGACGGAGCCGCCATTTTCGATAAGACCTACGAAGCTGGCGTCGTCCATGTAGTCAATGTGGACTTCTCGGCGGCGCAGACAATTCTGATCCGCATGACTCTGGCGGACAACATGCCGACCGCCGCGCGCCTGCATTACGTTTATGCTTATCAGAAGTCGCCAGAAACGTCGACGGCGACCATTTTCCAGAACGGTGATGTCGTCGCCTTCTTGGGGGACAGCTGGACCCAGTTTCCGAATGCTGTCGCCGGAGAGACCAAGCCGTTGAGGCCGGACGGTTCGCCTGCGGACGGCATGCAGTTCCTGTCGGAGCGGCTGCGTCAGGCCCTGGCGGCGGAAGGCGTTGCGATCACGACGCTGAACTACGGAAAGGGCGGAACGACCAGCAAGTGGGGGCGGTATTGGGTTGATAGCGTTCTGGGGGCTGATCCCAAACCCACGCACTGTGTCGTGAACTTCGCGATCAATGACCGCAACAGCATCTCTGCGCCCGCGAGTGAGGGCTATGATTTCAGCCCGAGCAACATGTGGTCGTTTCAGCCTGCCTCAAGCGGCGGCGTGGATGGCCGTATAGGTAGCGTCGAGGACTGGTTGGCCGCCATGGCGCATATTTGCCAGAGGCTGGCGCGAGCGGGAGTGCGACCGATCGTGCTGTTGCCGCCCCATACCGGGTCGGTCAGCCAGGCCTATACTCTGCAGCGTGATTTTCTGGCGCGTCTGTCTGCAGGGTTTTCAACGCCGGTCTGAGAGCGTCCGCGATCCGGCGATACCCTTCTCCGTTCAGGTGAACCCCGTCGAGCGTCAGAGACGCTGGAAGTCTGCCCCGTTCAAGAAGAGCGCGGTTGACATCTAGATAGCGGCATGCGCCCCCGCGACAGTGCTTCTCGTTCAACGCGTTGAGTTGAGAAAACGGGGCGGGATCTGCGTCATTCCGCGGCGGCACTGATAGCAGGATCACTCTGCGATCAAGGGCGGCGACAATTTCGGCCGTCCGGGCTGCTGTCCTGGCGGGCTCTTCTCCGGCCTTGAGGTCATTGGACCCGATCAGGAGAACGACAACGTCGGAAGCGGGAACGGAGTCCAGCCGATTCAGGACGTCAACAGTCGTGTTCTGTCCGATCCCCCTGTTCGCGACGTCAAGCTGAAGCCATTCCGCCCATTCGCCATTCTGGATATGACTGTCCCCGAGCATCACAACTCGGCCAGCGTCGCCGGTCAGACGCTTGAACTGATCAAGCCTCATCTGGTGGGACGGATGGTCTGCGGGGTTTCCGTTTCGGAGCCGCGCGAGCGTCGGTTTGGCGATGACGCCCGCTGAGAACGCGAAGCCGATGACGGCGAGCCAGATTATAAAACGAAGCCGCATCCGGCGTTCATATCACGACGTTCCAAACTGGCAATAAAGCCTGACGAACCCGGTTCGTCCCCTGAAGCCCGCGCCCTGAGCGTCGGCTGCCTCTCACCTATGGCCGACATTCTTGGAGGGGCGGATGCTCGACCCGAGGGATTTCCCCGCGTTCTGGGGCCTGTGCGGCGGCTTGCTTTTCGGAGCCGTCGGTCTGGTCACCGCCTATTCCGCCAAGGCCGGCAATCCGCTGGCCCAGCGCAAGGCGTGGCTGAATCTGGGGCTCGGCGTCGTGGCCGGTCCCATTCTGGCCGAAGCGTTCACGCCCAGCCTGATCGCCGTCGTTCCCGCGCTCGACATGCGCGGGGTGGCGATGACCTTGGGCTGGATCGCGGCGAACGACCCTCGCGGCTTCTTCGGCTTCACCAAGCGCCTGATCTATGCGGCGCTTCACGCGGTTCTGAAGGAGACACAGCGATGACCGCTCACGACTGGATGGTTCTGGCGACGGGGCTTGTCTTCCTGTCGGCCGGGGCGGTGCTGAGCCAGGTGTTCCGCCTGCTCGGGCCGACCTATCACACCAAGATCACGGCCCATTGGGCGGTGCGGGGCTTCTTCTTCGCCTCGACGCTCATTCTGGTGGCGCGCGGCCTGTCGTTCGTCTTTCCCGGCAGGGCGTTCGCGGTCCAGCACATGAGCGTGCTGGTCCCGGCTTCGGCCGTCGTCGTCCTGGGACTGGCGCTCGTCCTGCTGGAATGGGTGATGCGGGACCGGGCGCCGCCGCCGTGGACGGAACGCCTGCTGGGGTTCGCTGTCCGTCGGGGGGTCTCGGATCAGGCGGTCGCCGAGATGGCCTTCGCCCTGCCGCCTGAACCCCACGGACGATCCGCCAGCGAGCGCGAGCCTTGCCGCTGCGTGCGCCTGTGCATGATGGCCGGGGCTGGTCTCGTCATCCTGATCATCGTGGCCGTGCTGCTTACCGCGGCGTGACGGTCCCCTTCGCTAGAGCGGGCGGTTAGCTTCGCGAATGCTCATGCCGCTCTTTTCCAAATGGGATCGGGGCCATTAGCCGTCAGCTCGATGTCAACTCCGTAATCGCGGAGGATTTGGGCCGCGAGTTCGATACAGCCGAGCACAGGCAAAGTCTCTCCAAAGTGCTGCATCCAAGCATCAGCAACGACCTGCTCTGTCACCGATAGCATTCTTACTCCTATGCGCTGCCGCCCAGCCCATAAGCAGCGCTGAAACGGCGCTTTCTGTTCCTCACAATCTGAACTGGAGACACCATGCTCGACGCACGTCGATTGCAAGGGTGCCTCGGCGTGCCCGTTGACGGCATTATCGGCGCGGGAACCCTCACGGCGCTGTTCGCGCGGATGGGAGCGCAGAAGCCGATAGCGGAGGAGCTGGGCCTCGCGGCCAACGTCCACTTCCGCACCTACGGCATTCTCGATAGCGGTCTTCGCCTGGCGCACTTCATGGGCCAATGCGGCCATGAGAGCGGCGGCTTCCGTTTCATGGAGGAGATTTGGGGGCCGACGCAGGCGCAGCGGGGCTACGAGGGCCGCGCGGACCTCGGCAACACCCAGCCCGGCGACGGTCGCCGCTATCAGGGGCGCGGGCCGATCCAACTGACCGGCCGGGCCAACTATCGCCGTGTCGGCCGTTGGATCGGGATCGACCTGGAGCGGCACCCTCAGATCGTCTCGCATCCGTCGATCGGACTGCTGGTCGGCTGCGTCTACTGGAGCGACCGCAAGCTGAACGCCAGGGCCGACGCTGACGATCTGGTGGGTCTGACCAAGGCGATCAACGGCGGCACGAACGGGCTGGAGGATCGCCGCCGCCGCACGGTGCAGGCGAAGGAACTGATCCTGTGATCCGCACTTTGACCGCCACCGGCTGGCTCGCCGTCGCCTGTCTCGCCCTCGCCCTGATCCTGCTGACCATGTGCGTCGCCGATGACCGCCAGAAGGCCGCAGACCGCGCCCGGCAGGCTGAGGCGCACAAGACCCTAGCCGACGGCCGGGCAGCCGCCGCGCGCGACGCCAGCGCCATTCGGGATCGCGCCGACGCTCGCGATCAATCCACCGCCTCCATCGTCACCCAGGCCGAAAAGGAAATCCGCCATGCGCCTGATCGCAATGCTGCCGCTGATGCTGCTCGCCGCAGGGTGTGCCAGCTCTCCGATTACCGTGACCCACAGTGCGCCGTGTTCCGCGCTGATCCCGGTCGGGTGGACTGAGCCTGTCCCGTCCACCGCCCTTCCGCAGGAGCCCTCCGATGAGCGGGACTGGATGGCGTTCGGGGTGGCGCAGACCGGCGCACTGCGGACAGCCAACGGCCGGACGGCGGACGTGATCGGGATCGTGCGGGCCTGCGAGGCGAGGGACGCGGAGGCCGTCGAGCGAATAGGGCGGCCGTGGTGGGCTCGCTTGAGGCCGGGCTAATCGAAAACGGCGGCCCCGAAGAGCCGCCGTCCACCTTTAAGCCGCGTCTCGCCGAGCGATGAGTTGTGCGACAGCTTCGCTGCCCACATGCTTGCGGCGTTTGACTACTTCGCTTACCCGCGCCGGGTTGACGTCGTAGCTGGCCGCAATCCGGTTCTGGAATTCACCGGACCAAAGGCGAAGCCAGATGTCGACGGCATCGGCGAAGGTGAGGCGGTAGCTTGGAGTATTGCAGTTGGCTGCAACCATATAGATCGGGGCTCCTTTGGTCCCGAAAATATGGCTGGCGGAGTTGACTTGCGGCCCGAACAAAACAATAAGCGCTCCTGTGCACACCAATCCAAACCGCCAGCCGGTTTGTAGTGAGGCCCGGGCGGCAACCCGGGCCTTTCGTCTGTCGGACGCAAAGCGACCAACTAAAAGGCCATGCTTCGAGTCCATGACTCGAGTCAAGTAATTGGCGGCGTTATTGTTTTTGTTCAGCGTCGAGCCTCAGGCTCCGCTATTGAGGCCCGCTCTCTTCGGAGGGCGGGCCTTTTTCGTACCTGGCCTCAGTTGATCGTGTCGCTTCCGTCCGCCGTCGCCGCCATTCCCATTTGGATCGTGGCCGCCAACTGATCCAAAGCCCGTTCGAGTTCCGCTGGATCTCTATGAGGATAGGCGGCGGGGGCGGCCTCTCTGAAGGCGGCGAGGAAGAGGTCGGCGACTTGATGATCGTCGAGATCGAACCAGGTCAGACCTGTCTCTTTCAAGCGGCGCTCCATGATGACCCCGCTCGCGCGCAGAGCCTCGCCCAGGGGGCCATGGAGCCACTCCATCCATTCTTCGAGGTCGATTTCGGACGCCAAGGCTGCACCTCCTCCGCTCCGAGCTGATCCCAGCCTGTTCAGGCTATCCGGCTTGTGAGGAAAGGCCAAATCCTGCCCGTTTCAGATATTGAACAGGGAATGATCCTGTCATCAGATGTAGCATGTAAGGCTATCTCTTACGGTGCCGGATGAGATTCGAAAGGGACTTGGAATTTTGATGGCTCTTTTCAATTACGACTTCAGCCAGAGGGTCATCTTGGATACCAATGCGCTGTTGAACGCCACCTTCAATAGTGGCGGACTTGCTGCCTATACGCTGTCGGTCCTCCGTAAGAAAAGAACTCCGATGTATGTTACTCCCTCGATTGAGGCGGAGGTCGGGCGTGTTTCTGGCCGCCTTAAAAGTAAATATCGGCTAGGATACGACCCGGCGATTGCTGTCCGTAGTGCTCTTCGCGCACACGAAATTCTCTACGCTCCGCCGCCTAAAGGCATTCCGCTCGCGCGCGTTAACCGGCCTGATGAACCGATTGCTAGAGCCGCGAAGCAACTCGGCGCTGCGGTTATCACAGATGATATTGAGTTTATAATCCAGGCTAGGGCTGCGGGGGTTGATGCGTGGCAGTATTGGGAAGTCTCTAGGAGCTACACAGGTCACGGTGAGCTGCCCGACATTTCGAAGGTGGTTAGGTACGGCGTACCCGGTGGGGCCGGTTACATTTTCGCCGGCGTGGCCCCTGGCGATTGGGCCGGGCGCCGTCTCGACGAAAAGTTCTCCGTCTGTGAGGTCGAAAGACTATGGCTATACTACGATGGCCTGAATGAGCATTGGGAAGTTCGGACGCCTGGGGGCGAAGTCGTCCGCCTATCGATGCCCCTAAAGGCGGGCTCTCGCTACGTAGTAGGGGTGAATTTCCGGCCAAGTGAGAAGGGCAATCAGATCGTCTTAATGGCGGCGGAACGGGGCGGTGTTACAGAGTTTGTCAGAGCTGATGTCGGCACCGTCACGGACGTAACAAGCCAATCTCGGCTGAACCTCGGCCATACCCAACGCCAATCTAACCACTGGAATGGAACGATACAGGATTTGGTGGTGGCATCCGGCTCCCTCCCAATCCGGACCTTCAGGCTCTTGGCGTCCACAGAGGACCTGTCCCCCAACCCGTTAGACTCCGACAAGCTGGAGGAGGCCGTTCAAAGGGTCATGGTGCTTGTAAGTTAGGTAGGTGGCACCAGGTTCCGATAGGGCGCGCCCCGCTCTTCCGCTTCCGCGCGGGTCATCACGCGGGTGTCAAACGCGGAGGAGATCGCGATCTTGATTCCTCGATGTCGGACGCCTTCGTCCAGTGACTTGGCCGTGTGTTCGATCTGATAGAGCGTTTCGCACCATTCGGCGCTGTTGATTTCGATGAGGCCGGGCAAACCGTTGGGATCGTCGCCGGCAGCGGCGATCATGGCGTCGAGGGCGGCGTTCAGTTCATCGGGGGTCATGGCGCAGCGGTGTAGCTGAGTCGCGAGCGTCCGGTCTAACGGCTGCGCTGCCTTAGCAACCGCGCCGCCTCTTCCTTCCACAGCGCCCGGAAGCGAAGGAGGATCGAGCCGGGCTGGGTGCGGGCTGACCGCGATCGACGGTGCAGGTCGAGGGCTTCGGTCTCGAAGCGGGCAGCCTTCTCGAGATCGGTCTCGCTCATTGGATGACCAATGCGCCGTCCGGCAGCGCCCGCTGAAGCTCTCGAGCGATCTCCCAAGGCGCGTTCATCCAGACCTCGATCTCGTCCGGCTCGGTCAGGATTACCGGCATGGCCTTGGGATGGACTGACTTCACCGGCTCGCTGGGCTCGGTCGTCAGGAAGGCGAAGAGGTCGCACGTCTCCATGCCGGTCTTGATCTTGCGCACGCAGGTCCAGTCCATGACGTGGATGCCGGCGAAGAAGGCGAGCGGCTCAGGATCGTCGCCGGCCAGCCGGAACCAGACGGGACGATACCTGCCTTCGGCGTCGCGGCCGGGTTCACTGAAAGCTGTGAAGGGGACGAGGCAGCGGTTTTCCGGCTTGAGCCATGGGCGCCAGTGAGCCGACGCGGTGTTGCGCACGTTCGTCGTACCGCTGTCCGGCTCCAGCTCCAGCAGCTTGGGGAAGTCCACCTCCTTGCCCTTGGCCCGCAGCTTGTCGGCCCGTCTGGCGGCGGCATCCATCAACGCTTTGCGAGACGACGGCAGGCCCCAGCGCGCCGTGGTCAGGATCCGGTCGTCGCCGTCCCAACGCACGATCGGAGCGCTGTAGTCAGGATAGACGTCGCCGGGCGCCAGGTTGCCCACATCCGAGCGCATCGCCCTGGCGGCGTCCATGATGGCCTGTGGCCCCGAGCGCTGGCGGTAGAGGTTGCACATAAGCGGAACCGATCACGGCTTTCGCGCGCTGTCGAGTCGCAGAGGCGGCTGTAGGGGTGGTGGCCCGCCAGATTGCGCTACCCCATCTAGAACATCTCGACCCTGAGGCCGCGGCCTTCGGGCGGATAGGTCCAGAAGAGCATCCGGCCCTGGCAGCGGCGGCGTCGACACCGGGCCGTCCGGCCCCAGAGCACAAAGTCCGGCCCGAGCGCTCTCCGCACGACCGACAGATCTACATCCATCTCCAGACCGCACCGCTGGCAGTGGGCTACGACGGGCCAGCCCTGACGCTGCAGATCGCCGACCTTGGCGGCGCGGCCCATCCACTGAGCGCGTGTCCAGGCGTTGTAGCGAGGGTTCATGCCCATGGATCATTTGCCGCGCTTCGCCGCCAGACGAGATCTGGGCCAGTAGTCAGCGCAGTGATGGCCGCCGTAGCTGAACAGGCTGATCACTTCCTTGGGCATCCCCGCCGCCGAAAGGCAGACGTGGTTCACGTCGCGCAGCAGGTAGGCGACATCATCCAAACGCAGCCCGCCCTCAGGCAACCAGGCGAGCAGCCGGCGGATGCGCACGACCTCGGCCGTGTCGCCCGGTCCCTCTCGAAATCCCTGTGCGGACGGATCGTCGGCGATCGAGAGGGCCAGCCGCTGGGAGCCGCAGGCTTCGCAACGCAAGGTGCATGCCCACTCGCAGGCATCGCGGGTCAGCCAGTCCGGGAAGTCCCTGATCAGCTCCAGGCCCGAGATCTGCCTCCGTGCCCGACAGGCGCAGCAGAGGACGCGCAGCAGGTTTCCCCGGTCGGGCGCCTCGATCAATGGGAAGTGGTGCAGGCCGATTGGGAAGTCGTCGTCAGCGACTGATACGATCCCACGCCAGAAGGGGGTGTCCTCTTCCAAAGACAT